TAAAAGCCTTTTGAATATTCCGTTTCAAAAGCCCACTCTTGAACAGAAAACGTAGCAGTACCATCAGCATTTTCATACTCTTTATAATAAGCAACATCAGAAGTATCTATCTCCGTATCACCCCAAGTGCCTATTGCCATCTGGTAACCTTTATTCACAAGTTTCATCTCAGTTGGTCTCGCTTTACCACACGACTTTGAAAACTGGTACGCCTCTCGTCTCTTATCCCACCTGAGCCAAAACTCTGTGTTATTCCTATGTTTAACTAATTTATACTCATACCTAATTTTCCCATGAGTATCAATGTAACGTATCTTGCCTAGGATTGTATATAAATCCCTTCGAATACGCAACGTCTCGCCATAATTTAAAACCATAAGCTTCTCTCATACTGAAAACTACACATACAAATGTATATTATTAATTACTATGATTGTACACATAATATGAAAGTATGCCAATACAGGTATAAAAAAAGGACCTACAGAAAACTGTAGGTCCTTATATTTTAGTGCAGTTGGAGGGACTTGAACCCTCACGAGCGTACGCTCACCACCCCCTCAAGATGGCGGGACATTTAATACTCATACACAAAATTGATAAATACAGCAATAGTCTAATATAATTACTAATATATGTATTTATTTATATTTTACTCTATTTTTATATAATGCGATGCCAAAAGGTTTTAACCATCTAAATTTTATTATATGTGTTAAATTTGAATTGCCATTAACTGATAGCTTGCGTCGTTATATTCAATTTTACAGATTAAATAAGACATTCCATCGCTACCAATTGCCCCATTTGCAACTTCAATTACATTGATAACTGTACGAGCTACATGTTCATCAGCGTCTCCTACACTCGGAAAATTTTCGACAACATAACAGCTTAATTCGAACTCCACTTAATCAATCCCCTTTCACATTTTATATATTATCTAAGTATATGATAGTAGATAAGTTAGGAAAATACAAGTTGACATAAAATAAAGACCTATCACATAGATTGTACTTTAATATCTATGTGACAGGTCTTTTACATATTTACTATCAGTCCATGCGTCTATCTACTTATACTTAGGAGATGATAGATTATCTAGCTATTTGCATATCTCAATTTCGATTATCATTCTTAATTTTACTCTTCAATTCGTATATCGTATATGAGGATCTATATTTCTTTTAAGGTAAGTTCTTACTTCACTAATTTCATTTTAGCTTTGTTCAATTCATTCCACTGACTCACGACACCTTGATAATCAGTTCCCCTAGGTTGATAGAAGATGTATCAATACCACATATAATAGCATACACAATAGTATTAAAGTCATTATTAAATAGCGCTAGGCATTTATCATTAGTACTATCTTCTTCTAGTATGTCAGATATACCATTGCTATTTCTATCTAAGAATAAGAATAAAAACCTGCTATGGCAGTCAATGCGTCAAGAATAAATATCTGGTCGATAATGTTGAGTCCAGCATCGATTTGCTCATTGGCTTCATTTGAAATATATCTTTTAGCAAATGACATAATGTATCCTATTATTACTAGCCAAAAATATATTAACACAACAAGGACAAGCACCCATATTGACTCCCTCCGTAAGATGAATATTAGTCCATAAATGGATTTATCTGACCTAAAATTTAAATATTATTCAAAGCTTTCACCTCTGTCATTTAGTAAGCTGATATTCCTCTTAATGTTATATTATCTAGTAATTGAATGTTCAACAATTCCGTATTTAACATTTATATTGTCATCTCCACTACACCCAATCTATAAAATATAGTATCATCATGTTCCTCCAACTTCACCAATTGCAGTAAAGTTTCTTGCTTTTTTTCAGCCAACAGCTTTATTCAATTAATATTATAAGTCATGTAGTTGTTGTCGTAATACTCCCTCTACATAGTTAGTTTACACTCAATATGGTCATCCCTAAAATAAGAAGGAATTCCGTCCTACATCATGAGTATTCTTATTCCATCCATTAACGGGCTCCTATCTTCATCGAGGAAAAATCAAAGTCGCCACCCCTTAACGAATCTTACCAAGGGCTACGTTTGCTAGTTCAGAAATCTCAGCACTATTATATAATTTGTTTCTATCCACCGTAAGCCTCCTTTATTTCTTTTTATAGATATCCACAAAATTTTCATGAACCTTTTGCATATTCTTAAAAATTTGTTTGTATAATCACCTTAGAAGGGAGGTGATTACATGAACCGGGTTCAAACTTAAGTGTTTGACACTACTAAGGAAATCGTTTTGACATTAATTGACAAACAAGCCTTCAACTTTAAATCTTTTCCTGATACAAAAATAAACGTTAAAGCAGCTACAAAAGCATTTGATCTCATTTACAATAAAAGCTTAAAGACTGTTAAGTAGCTCGTTGAAAGTTTGTACTGTTTCAGGTGATGTACTTAATGCATTGCCTGGAGCAGTACCTTGCATTACGTCAATTTCTTTTGCGGTCTAAGCTTGTGTCCAAGAGTTGGATTCACGGACCATTCTAAGTGTATATTTCATAAACTACCTTCTTTCTCATTAACATCATTTATCATTGTAACTAGAGTATGCTACAGTTTTTCCACATCCCCTATCAAGGCTCCGTAAATTGTCGTAAATTTTCAGTTCAAATATTGAATTTATTACGGAAATATCGTATTATATTGTTAACTATCATAAATTTATCATAGAGAGGGAGTTTAAGATGCGTGATTTAGACAATAAGGAAATTATGGCACAAAATCTCCAAAGGCTAATGGATAGTCGCGGAATAGACAGAAACACACTATGTGCTGATTTAGGGTTTAAATACACTACGTTAACAGATTGGTTGAAAGGCAATACCTATCCAAGAATAGATAAAATTGAAATGATGGCGAACTATTTTCACGTGCCAAAATCGGAATTAGTAGAAAAGCAAGATAAAACTGAGGAGCAATATTACTTAGATAAAGAAGTCGCTGAATTCGCGGAATTCTTGCGCACGCACCTAGGGGCTCGTATGCTATTCTCTGCAGCAAAAGATATATCTAAGGAAGAAATGGAAGAAGCAGTTAGATACATAGAATTCTTAAAGTCGAAACACAAATAACATTAAGGAAAGGGGTTTGACAAAAAAGGCATAACAATGATATATTGTGTACATGGTATCTGGGGAGGCTTTACAAAAGCTGCAACCTGAAAAAAGGTCATGTACACTTATATGTACATGACCTTTTTTATTATTATGAAAGCTTTTAAAACATATGATGAACAAATAGATATATTGTCGCATTCTAGCCTACTACCTGAATTTTATAATTCATCGAACACAGTTAGCATTAACGGTCCCTGCGTTTTGAAAATTCACAATCCTCATAATCACCATGTTTCCGATCGTAATATTAGAATGTACGCTTTCCAGGGCGCTAAAGGATATGTAAAAGAAATACTACAAACATACGGATACTATAACATTATCAATCAATATAACAAACCATTTTTAAAAAATGATAAATATATTGATGATATCGATTTCTTTAAACTATTCAGTCTCCAACAAGTTGATGCCAGGATTAAAAACCTTATATTTTATCCTATTTTACAAATCGAGCAACGATTAAAAACTTGTATATCTTATGAGTTTGCAAAAGCTTACGGACCATTTGGTGGTGATAATATTGATTGCCACTACATAGAACCATATTTAAATGAATCAAATTACACACAAAATCTGAAAACAAAGAAAAATGAATTAAAGCATGAGTTATTAATAAAACGATTAAAAAAAATATACAAGGATACAACATATAAGCCGTTTACTCACTATCGAACTAAGCATGGACACATCCCTATCTGGATTTTTATTAATAATCTATCATTTGGTGAAATGCTACACTTCTATGAAGTTCTTAAAATTCAGGATAATATTTCATCATTTTTCCATATGACTCCAAGCCAACTTCGTACAAGTATATTATTTTTAAATCAAGTTCGTAATGACTGTGCCCACTTTTCAAGTTTTATCAACCATGATTACCCAAAGTTAAAAGAAAGTTTACCATTACTTATTAACTTTACCACTACCTTTCAACTTGAATTTCAAGATAACATCACCAATATTTTTAAATTACTCATTGTTTTTAAATATTTATTACCGAGCAATGCATTTATTAATTTCACACAAGCTATTGATAATGATGTATTTAGTATGATTTATAAGAAATACATACCAGTAATTAGCGAGTTTATGCAAGACGTACTTATGGCCCCTTCTCCAAAAGCTTACAAAGAAAAACTAGATTTTTTGCGGACTCAACAGCTCTAAACATAAATAGTCTACACAAGGGAGGGTGTTGTAATTGGTAGTTAATGTAATTTATTGCGATTTACCACATGCTCATGCAGTATCTGAGGTGTGTAAAGATGTGGATACTCATAATATCTACATACAGAAAAGCCTCCCGCCAGATTGGATGCGAGAGGAAATAAAACACAAATTACTTCATATCATAAATGATGGTTTTTGCGTTGAACAACATGTAAATCTAGTCGAACAAATGGTGCATAGATTGCCTATTGATGAATCTGACTTAGAGTATATAGATTTCTATCATCATATACTTCAAGAATAAATTTATATATTATCGCAATAATATAAAAAGGAGGCTTCAGTATGATTAGCGAAAAAGCAACTTCATATCTAATCCAATGTTCAAAAATATTACAATCAGAATTATCTAATCAATATAATGTTGTAGACGAAATATCTATAAATCTAAAAGATATACATGAATTAAGAGATATATTGAATGAATTGTCATATAACCAATTTATTTCTATAATATTCCCTGATGAGAAAAATGGCGATATATATTGTTCTTTTTATATCACCCTTCAAGGCTATGAATTTATCAATAATAAATGCTGATTTAAAATAAAAAACCTATCCTGTCGCCAAACTAAGATAGGGGTAACGACTACTTCAACGCTTTAGAGGATGATATAGCCTTCGCTTGTTTTATTATATCACCTCTAAAGCATATTTACCATGCCAAGGAGGTTATCTTTATGGCTAAAAAATGAGCCGACGGTTGCTACCAGGTATCAAAGGTGATAAATGGCAAACGCAAATACTTTTACGGCAGTACCAGGAAGGCTGCTACGGAAGCTATGGAGAAATACGTAAATGCTAATCAATCATGTGCCAATTTCGACGACACTATCTCATTAAATGCCTGGATTAATATTTGGTTGCAACTAAAAGAAAAAACCATAACTCCAGCTACCTATCAAAGTTATACAGGCATCATCAATCGTTATATTAGGGATAAAATTGGCAATGTAAAGCTGGCTGAAATTAAACCCAATACTTTACAATATGTTTTTGAGTCAATGGATGGGTTGTCATCAAGGACTATATCCTACGCAATGACAACTCTAAGATTAATATTAGAACAAGCCGTAAAAAATGACATCATTCCTAAAAATTACATAAAAAATATAGATAGACCAAAGCAAGTAAAAGTCAGACATATGGTAACGCTAACTGCAGATGAAGTTAAGAGTTTCTTATCTAATATATCTAATTCTGAACATTATGTGTTGTTCAAATTAGCATTCGCAACTGGTATGCGTAGGTCTGAATTACTAGGTCTAAGATGGTCTGATATCGACTTTAAGAAATCGACCATATTCATTTCACAAACAGCACTCAAAATCGGATCCACAGCAGTTATATCAAATACAACTAAGACTACATCATCAAAACGGATAATAGCCATTGATACGGATACACTTCAGGAACTTATGAAGCATAAAATAGCCATAGATAAACGCAGAATTAAGACAATGAACTGGATTAATAATAATCTGGTATTCCCAGGCATTAAAGGCGCTCCTCGTTGCCCTGATGAAGTCAGCAAGTTATTTAAGAAATACGCCAATTTAATCGGTAAGGCAACTTTTACCATGCACGGCACTAGACATACTCATGCCACTCTTCTTATCGAAAATGGGGCAAATATGAAAGCCATACAGGAACGTCTAGGGCATGCTTCATTTCAAGAAACAATGGATACCTACTCACATGTCACTCCTAAGATGGAAGATGATCTGGTGGAGCGAATCTCTAAAATATTCTGATGTCAAAATGATGTCAAACCACATAAGACTTTATGATGTCAAACAAAAATAAGGGCTTACAGAATTACCTGTAAACCCTTATTTAATTAGCTTGGTGCGGATTGAGGGTTTTTGCTTCGCAACCCTATTAATTACTGCATTATATGTAATCATTATTTTATAAAGGGGCAATAAAGGGGCAAACAAATAAGGGGGCAACATATAAGTTGCCCCCTAAAAAAAGACTCGCTCTGGTGCGCTGTGATTATTTCATAATCCTGTAGCGTTGCAAGTACTAGTATATATATTATAACACTACTTAAAATATTGTTACAAACCGTGTAACTCGGAGATGTATGGATCACTTCCTTAATCTTTAGCAACTAAATATATTACAGTACCACCTAATAATATATTTAATAATTTACTATTTCTTTGTTGCATCTTCGCTTTTTTGATTTCGTTCTTCTGCTGTTCTAAGTATAGTTCTGCTTTCGTTAATGATAGCTTTTGCTCGTTCAGCATCTGTTCTTGCTTTTGCAGTAAGTTCCGTGCTTGTGTCAATTGCGTTTTCTGTTCGTTGATTAAGTTCAACGCTTCTATTAATTCTTGCTTCTGTTCGTTCGTTGAGAGTTTGGCTACTTTCAACTGCATCTCTAACTCGTTGATTGTAGTCAATTGATTGTTGATTGTACTCTCTAGCGTGTCGAAGTTCGTTTTCAGCGTTGCGTATTCCTGTGGTGTCAATGTTACTGGTTCTGTTGGCATAGAACCATACACAGATGATGCAAACCATAAGCACCAAAATAACAGCACAATGGCCCCTATAGGTAAAAAATATAGTTTTAAACTTCTCATACATATTTACCCCCTAATACATATAATTAACATCAACCGCTAATCCTGCAACTAATCCATTATCACTATATTGCCATATTTTAACATTTGGATAATCACATTTAGGTTCATATTGTGCACACCATACTGGAACGCTTGGCATCTGACTATATGCATATGTTTCATCCCACAACAAGGAATATCCACTATAAATGCCTACATTATTAAATCCTGCTTGCCATAATCTATTTACAAATCTACTCATGCAATTAGTCATATCCTGTGAAGTCAATGCACCTGCATTAATATATGCACGCAATTGACTGTGTTCTTCATAGTCATACCAAATCCCAGCTTGTAAATGCCAATCAGTATACCCATAAGCATTTAATGTGTTTATTACCCATTCCGCTTCTTGTACTGCCGTTGCTTCTGTATATGCGTGGCTAAAATAATATACCCCTACATCTAGGCCTGCTTCTAATGCTGCAGTAATATGTTGTTCAAAATATTCATCTACATTAAACGCTTCCCCTAACTTAATAATTACAAAGTCATTGCCCTCTGTTTTTGCTTGCTCCATTCGTTCAACAGTAAAATAAGGGTTGCCGTTATAATCTTCTTGCCATGCTGAAATATCAAATCCCTTTCTCATTTTTTATCACTCCTTTCTGTAATATTTTGTATTGGTAGCTTTGGTTCTTCTAATTTATCTGGTATACCATTTCCGTCTTTATCAATCCATAAGGCTAAAAATCCTACTAATGCGGTTAGCACAGATGGAATAAAGATATGATCTATGATATTTATCCCAACGCTAATTAGTTTATTTGTTTCGTCGGATACATAACCGCTAATAAAAGCCATTATGTACTCAATTACAACCAATAAAATAGGCACTAGCATTGTTAGTACTAGTGCCCTTGTTGCAAGAACCCCTGTAGGGTGGAAGTTGGCCATCCTAACAGATTGATATGTTTTTTTAAAACTATTAATGAGCTTTTGAGGTGTGTTCATGAAACTCCCCCCTTAACTCATCTAATCGTGTTTCCATTCCGTTAACTCTTGTAGCTAGTTTTACATGTTCCGTGAACCCCTTTACACGTTCTTCCCTTGATAGTTTGATTTCATTCTTCAAGTCATTGAGGGTTTCTGTTAAAACCCCCATTTTTTCTTGGAAAACTAGAGTGTCTTGCAAATGTTGCAAGTCACGTTTTTCCAATAACGGAAGCACCAATACTTTATAGGTAAGGCCTGCCACTACACTAACAATGGTTAGTGTAGTGAGGATGTCATCTAACTGAAATTGCCATGTCCACATTCAATTATCTCCTTACCAAAGTATTACACTGGCTTCCAAACATTACTATAAATATCCCATTTCTTAGTTTCATCATGGTTGTACACTTCAAAGTCAACTTTATAAATACCAATATCACTAGGTGGAACAGACTCATCTGCTACTATAATCTTATTAAGCATATATTTAGGGTAATTATTATTACCTAAATCCAAATTACCACCCTTCCACACAAAACTAGGAATGTATAGTACCTTAATATTAGAATATCTAAAAGCATCTTTATCGATTTCAGTAGCCTTTGGTAATTTTATAATGTTGTACTCAGTACCTACAAATGCCTCAGCGCCTACTTTGATTACATTAGGGCAAGTCAATGTACCCTCTAAATCACTCCGTCCATAGAATTGTCTAGCCGGAATTTCGGTAGCTGTGGCTGCATCAAAAGTAGGTACAGGGTTCGGCCCTGGTTGCGGTTGAGGTGGTTGATTCTTATCTGCTAAGTTGTTAATAATTCCAACAATCTCACTATCAGAATACCCTTTACTATATGCACCTTTTACCGCATCAAGGATATATCCATAAGTACTAGCGGTCACAATACTGTTGATCTCCTCGGCAAATTTAAACAATTTACCTTCGGAAGATACGCCTTTTGATTGAATAGCGTCTCTAATTTGAGTGATATGACCCCCAAACTTATCCAATTCACTCATTAAATCATTAATAATTGCTTGTTTCGGTCTTGCCATGATTAATTTCCTCCGTTTATCTTTTTCAATTCAACAATAATTATTTCAAGATCCCCTTTAATTAAAAACTCCGATGTATCTGGTGTAGGTCCTATATCACCTTTGGGCCCTTTCAATGCTTCTAATTGTTCTTTTGTAAAATCCTCATATGTAAATGGTTTGCCTGGTGGTCCTACAAATCTTTCTACCGAAATTGGGCTTCTAACATTGATTGCTTTTTCTTCATTTGTTGTTTTAATATCAATCATAATTTACCCCTATTAGATACACCCTCACCTACATTAATTACACCTTTTAAAATGCATTTCTTAGGCTTATTGTTCGCCCAAATCCACACATCATAATAATGCTTTCCAACGCTTAAATGTTCGCTACTAGCTTTTAGGTTAACAGTTGCGGACTGCTCCTTTGTGTCTACATTGATTTCAAATGCGGCCAAATAGTTTTGTTCACTAGGGTATTTGCGAACACAAGCAAATAGATCATCACTAATTAATGGCTGGTCTATATTAAATTCAATAACAATATCTTCATTTTGTAGGATGTCAATGTTATATTCAGTTATCATTGTCCACCTCTTCTAAATCCATTAAATCATTGTGAATACACCCATCTGTAGGGCAAGTTCCATCTTCATTTAATGTTGCATAGCACCACTCACAAAAGTGCATTACAGGTACATTGCTTTTGATTTCTTCCATACTATTTCACCTCCTTAATCTTAGCTACCATTTCAGCTTGCAAGGTTTTGTATTGCGTTTGTAAATCGGTAATATCTGCATTAGCCAATCGTCTACGCAATGCAGCTTTTTCGAGAGCATCAAAGCGCTTATCATAGTAATCTTTGATTTGTGCTACTTGCTCTGCTTTAGTAGGTGCTTTAACTTGCGGTTCTACAAATTGGCCGTCTACATATACCTTGCCACTCATAAAAGCATCTAGCATATTATCGCCGTTAGAAGAGTACACATAACTAGCATTAGGAAATTGCATTTTAGCTTGGCTCATCAATTCATCTTTACTGACTAAATTGTCAACAAGCGTTGCAATACGTTCGCCTTGTTTATTTAATACAAATACATATTGGTTCATGTGTTCCCCTTTCTATGCTTTACCTACACAAATCCATGTGAAGTTACCAGTATTACCACGATTAGTTAAGAAACGAAGTTTTGTTCTGTTGTTAGTAGAAAATCCACTATTCCAACATACATAAAACTCATCTCCCTGTGTAACTATATTGGCTACATCATCAGATACAAGGGCAACTAATACATTACAACTGATAGGCATAACCACATCTTTGAATGTACTAGCGCCATCGAACCACGTTAACCCCCATTGTAGTACAAATCCATTGGCAAATTTAACATAGCCCCCATCTGCACTTAATTTAGATGCTACAATACCACCTTGCCCCAATAAGCCTTTTAATGCTCCTAGGCTTAAAACTTTTTTCAAGTCGCTATCATTGTAGTTACTTGTAATAAAGTCTACTGGCTTATTAGTATCATCACCACGAACTAAAATCATACCTGTATCAGTTTTACGAACATCTTTGAAGTATGTATTAGATCCAATCAACACACACCGATTTAGTTCGCCATGAGTAACAAATGTACTATCAGACAAACTAACAGTTACATTCTTAGCATTACCGATAACTGTACGGATTTTATAAATTTCACTATCAATAGGAGATGTTTTGTCAGGCACGTATCCTACATTGTTGCCCCCATTAGTGTAGCTATATAACTGTTCAGTCTTACCATCAACCTTTGCATATAATCCTACCTCACGAGGAAAGAACCCTACATTAACATTGTTATTAGATAGTGTAGCGGTAATAAGATATTGGCCGTTACCTTCATCTACACCGCTTGTTACAGGTAGGTTCATTTTAGGAGAAATAACATCTTCCATAGTATTAAATGAACTATCAGATGCATCACCATCACCTACTACTACCTTTGTAAATATTAAATTTTTCTTTGTCGCAAGACTTTCAGCAATCATTGCCAAACCTTGCTTAGTAATTACATTTTGTGGATATTGACTAGGCATCCTTTACCCCCTCTAACAATCAATACGATTAATTACATTACCTATAGTTAAATATGCAGCCGCTCCAATTTGTGCATCGTCTAAGTCCGCATTAAATCCAGTCATAGGGTTAATGTTTACTATTTCAAATGTAGTTACCATACCACCAGCATATATTTCACCATCTGCACTATGTACATCGGCAATGCTTAACCCTATATGTGATGGCTTAACTACAGTTAGGTTCTTACGAATTTGAGGAATAGCATATACAAAGTTAGAATTATTAAATTCTAACTTCAATACACCATCTTCAAAACGTACATCTACATCATCAAGTACGAATGTCTTAACAATAGCTTTAATTTTGTCTAGGGTACATTTGCCGTTATTGTTCCATAGCATTTGTACTATGGCTCTTCGTTGCTCAACTGTACCTTCACTTTTAATACCTAAATCTTTTTCGTAAACTTTTAAACCACGTTCGCCTACCGCATCAAAGAAGCCATTATCTAGTAACACATCGAGTAGTTCGTCTATATCTTGCAGTTGTATGCCTGCTGCTTGATACAACTCTCTAACCCATGGATCATTACGATACATCTTATTAATGGCTCTTAGTGCATACTCTTTGAAATCTGTATTAGTCATTTAAGTCCACGCTAACTGTACCTAAGACGGCAACTTGTTCCTTAGTTAGATTAATCTTGCTAACCTTACCATTTACAGTAACGCTTTCATAATCAGTAACCCCAGCACTATCGATAATGATGTTACTGATTTGTGCCACCGATACATAATCTTGCTTAAAGGCTATTTTCTTTAGGTATGCAGTAACCGCATCAGTAATGTCAGATGTAATACTTGATTTAGTAGCAGATGTGGTATGTTGTACACCTCTAACATCAATATTGATAGGCACTTCTGTTGCACTAACTACAGTACAATGTGCCCCTATTGGTGCTTGCCCATCACCTATACCTTTACTGTTAGGGTCGATGTAGTCTTGTACACGTCTAACTAAATCGGTACTAGCTGCCTTTCTATCAGAATTGATAATAACTACCTTAACAGTATTATTACCATTCCAAAGTGCTATTACATTGGCTTCACCTACACCCTCTACCTCTTTTGCCCATTGCTTATAGTGGTAATCGTTACCGCTCGTTGCTGGTTCTCTTAACTCTTCATAGTAGCGTTCACGCAAATCATCGTCTGCTTCTTCATCTTCGCCACCTTTTGCAGCATCATCATTGATCACTGCATTGATGCCAGCAATAGTAATAGGCATTTGCGTTATTGTGCCTTTAGGAACATTACCAACCGCACCAGCTTTGGTACATCTGATTTTGATGATAGAGCCATCTACTACATCCTTATTTTCTAGCGCTTCATATTGAATACCGCTTTCGCTTTCAAATAAATCACCTTCGTGGATAGTTCCGTTACCATCAACAATACGCAAGTTGCATACCGCTTTAGTGGCTAGTTTTCGTTGTGTTCCTTTGCGTTGGAATACTACCCTTGTTAATTCATCTCCAGTTAAATTGTCTACATTCTGTTTTTTTTCAATTTCTTCTGCTTTCTTCCATAATTCAAGCAGTGCAAATGCTTCGCCCCTTGTAATATCATATGTAGGAAATCCTTCTGTCTTTTGATATGCATCATCAATATTGCTAAGCATAGTGTTGTGAATTGTATCTACACTATAATTGGAACTCATGTTCTATCTTCACCTCCTCACCTGTATTTGTTACCACTGTAAAATAAAAAATACCTGCATTGAATTGCCAATCTTTGACAACTACCACGCAAGGTACTTTATTCATGATGCCTTCTGTAATTCTTCTTTTAATTTCAGATACTTTATATGCCCTTGGCAATCGGTATCCTAATAGTTTAGTTAAATCTAATCCGAAGCTATCACTATAAATTAAGTATTTTTTCATCTCTGTTCTTATGAATAACTCAATCCATTGCTTTATAGCTTCTATTTGTGTATCCTCAACATTCTTTCCGTCCTCAAATACAAAGCGGTGTGTCTTATAGTCAAACTTAAATGACCTCCCTACTTTCTTCTGTGCATTAGTTGCGGTTGCTGTTGATTGAATTGAATTTGTAAAGTTATAGTCTGTGGGAAACATCATACACCTTCCTTGACTATATCAACAATGAAAAAGTGCTGTTCATTTTCATCTGGTATGACTAGCACTTTATCCCCTGTTTTCCATAGTTCATTCAATACTATTTTTCCTTCCCCTTGTGCCTCATAGTCTGTTTTTGGTCCTGCAGGGCATCCTTTATGTGTCATTTTTCCACTATGCCTATAAGAATATGTTGTAACGTGGTGAATTAATTGAAAACAGACATACCCATTTGAAGCATCAATCATAAATTTACCGTCTTTAATTGCTACTTTCCAAGGTGATGTACTTACTACTTCTCCAAGAACTGCCCCAATCCTCACTGGGTTGTTGCGTTCTTTTAAAGCGGCAGCAATTTGACCATGCCACTCTTCCATTATTTCACCCCCTAAGACATTCTTATTACTTTAGTCGGTGCTTCATTATTATGCCAAGCATAATTTGCATCTGAATAAAACATTGCATGACCTGCACTGCTACTGTTCCCAAATGCTCCGCCTACACCGTCTGAAATAACTACATGATCATTATTGCCATATACTAAAATATCCCCTTTATTGGCATATCCATTAAATGCTTCAACTTTATACCCTGCATTTTGTGCATTCCCTACAAGTGTATCAACATTTGCTACACCAATATCTGCTTGTTGTTTTAAAAATGAATTATAGTATGAGCCTGTATTTACCACTACATCTACGCATCCATTATCTCTATACACACTTTCATAACCATTCATAGCTTGCATACCAGCATCCACTTGCTTTGCATCAGCCCCACCTACACTATTACTGCTGGCTACTGTAGTTGTTGATTGTGCATAACTACTTGTATCAAGTTCTGCTTGTACCCTCTTTAAATCTAATGTCATTGTGTGATTAACCCCATAATTATGCTTGCAGTTAGTTACTAAGAATTTATCATGAATATCAACTGTATAATCATCAATAATAATAATCCTACCACTGCGCACCGCATCATCACCTAAAAGCGTTAAGTTTAAGTTTTCCTTAATCTTATTGCTTTCTTGAATTGTTTTCTTGGCAATTTGTGCGGTTTGCGCTGATTTTTTATCATCAACTTTAACAATTTTCTTAATCAATCCATACTTCTTAATACTTTCATCATCTTGAATATTCGATTTAACAGACTTACTTTTTTCTTTACTTGAAATAACTAGAACAGAGTTTCTCATATCCTCCATTGATAGATCACGTGAGTAGTTATTTATCGGTTGGGTAATAACCTTGTCCAATATTAATTCCTTATAATCTTCTACGTGGACTTTCCCCTCTCTATATTCCAATCTGTATTTGTAGCCTGTTTCTTCTGTTGCCTGCTTAATAATGTCCTTTATTACATCTGATACAGGTTGACCTTGATATATTTTCTTTATCTTCGTCTTTATATCAGCTACATTTCCTAAAGGTACATTATTCTCACTGCATACCGCTTTAATTGCATCTAGTCCACTAACCCCATTGAACTGAATTTCTATCTCTGATTTGTTCAGATAGAAGCAATAATCAAAGCATGTATATGTGTATTTATTTGTTCCACTTTGTTTCTCTGCCACTATGATGCCTTGGAATACAATTTCTTCTTTTGGTTCTTCATTAAGTGTCATAGTAGCACTTTTATTATTGTTACTAACTTGATTTGAAAATTCAATTTTCCCACCAATTGCTAGTCTTTGGTTCATCATATTGAAATCAAATGGATTATCAACTAAATCGAATGTAAATTCTTGCCCTAGTGTGTCAATTCCGTCTGACCGTTGATAGTTATTTGTATAGGCAGTAATTTCACGTGTTTCCGTTACTTCTTTTCCGTCTTTTCCTTTTGTAGTATTGGTGTATTGTAGTTTCATTTCTTAACCGCCTTACTATCAGTGGCCTTTGTTTCTGTGGCCTTATTCTCTCCGCCTGTTGCAGATTGAGTAGTAGTAGATGTGTTAGTGTATACATATTCTTCAATTCCTATAGAAGCTTTAATATCTCCTACTTTGTCATAAGAATATGATAGATCATTCACTACACATGGCATATTTAATAGTTCATTTCCGTCTGATTGGATAATACATATCCGCATCACGGCCTTCATCTGTCTTTGCGCTTGGAAGAATTGAAGCACTTGTAATCCGTCTGTTCCATTACCACGAATAAATGAATAGTCTTTATTCACAGGTAAAAGGATATTGTCAAGTGTAAGTGACCGTAATCCTAATGGCCCAATTAACTTAATATCTCCTCTTAATCCTGCAAATGTTTCATTTGTTTGTGGCTCGTTGATTGTTGGTAATGGATTTGGAACCACTGGTAATGTAATATATTCATCTGTTAATTCAGAATGAAATACAATATCTGTTGTTGGTTTTCGTTCAGCGTAATCTAAGATTTTACCTACTAAACCATGTGATATTTTATCAGCAAATCTTGTAGCACGTGTTACTGCAAGTTTTTGTAATTCTGCTTGCTTTGCATGTAATCGTTGTTTCATTACTTGCTTAGCATTATCTTGAAAACCCATTTCACACCTCCTACATATTGCCCATTGCTAACATTATTTTATTGCTTATGTGATTACCGCATGCATCCATAAATTCTTCATTGCCAATCACATTTCCTTGCACTGTTACATTAACAGTAACATTTCCTCTATTATTAGCTAATTGGCGCATGCTTTCATCATGTGGTATTACCTGTGATCCATTAGGTAGATTGATAATCTCGCCACGTTGATTTTCATTAACGTATGTTGCGCCACCTTTCCAATACTCTGTTCCAGTTGCATTATTTCCTGCTGTAACTCGTCCTACAGTATTGTTATATAACCATGCTCCACCTTCTTTAATGGCATCTATTTTATCGCCTGCCCATTGAAGCTTATCTTGTACCCAGCCAAGTACCCCTTCTGCCACAGACTTGATTACACTAAAATATCCTGTGAATATTTGTACTAATCCACTAAATGCCATATCCCAGTTTCCTGTGAATACACCTGTTAAGAATGTAATAATCCCATTGAATATTTGTTGTACTCCGTCCAATATTGGCGCCATGATTTGCATAAAGCTATTGTACAAAGATGTTACTAACTGAACTACATAATTCACAAATGCCATACATCCATTTACAATGTTATCCCACATTTCTGTAGCAAAGCTTGAGATTGCATCCCATACAGCTAATGCCACTTCTTTAACCGTTTCCCAATTGGTAATTAATAGATAGATTGCTAATGCTATTGCTGTAATTGCAAGTAATATAGGATTACTCATCATAAGCATGCTAAGTAATCTAACTACTTTAATTACTTGCATAAACCCATTAACTACAGCCATTACAATTGGAATTACTTTAGCAATTACATTAAACGCAACAAATCCTATTGCTAGTGTCTTAATTACTGGTAACATAAACCCTAAGTTTTCTGTACACCATTTAATTACGTTCCCTACTGTAGCTAGTACCCCTTTCACAACATTCATTGCTTCTGTTAGGTTGCTCTTAATTGTTTCTTTGTTTTCTGTAATCACTTGTGCAATCCAAGTAAATGCACCACTAAATGTATTAAATATGTCTTGTATTACAGGTGCCACTATTGGCATTATTGTACTTACCATGTCAATAAATGCTTTTTGCATTGGCAATAACCCCTTGCCAATGGTAGCCATAAGTGCAGCCTGTTGATTTTTCATCCTTTTTAATTGTCCGTCTGGTGTATTTGCTAAGATTTCATTTTGTTTAGAGAATGTTCCATTAACAATTTCATTGATTGTTGCCAATCTTTCTGCTTCTGTACCATTCTTAATGATCTCTTTTTGTGCTTCCGTAAGTGGTATTTTCATCTTATTCAAACCTGCAACATCACCATTAAATGCACGGCCAATTGCTTGTGAAGCTATCTGTGCATCTTCTGCGGTTGCATTAATACCAAATTTACCTGCCACTAAATTTGTAAGCGCTTCTGATAAATCATCAACTTTATCTACAGGAACATTCCATTTGTTCAACTCTTGATAGCCTGCACGTATGGTCCCTGCTGAAATAACCCCAACTTTCCCCCATTTCGCTGCATAATCATTTAACTGCTTTTGTGCAGCATCTAATGAAGCAGCAGATTTATCATACAAGGAATTGTTGTTTGCTAAGCTATTTCTTAATAATGTTTGTGATAGTTCTGCACTTTTTGCAGTTTCTAGTGCTTTCTTGCCATATTCAACAATAGCACCCACACTTGCAAATGCACCAAGTCCAGACATTGCAAGGCCCATTTTCCCAATGCTGCCTGCTATACCTAAGAATTTATTATTAATGCCATTACCAAACCCTGTTAGCTTGTTCTTCATAGCAGAAATTTTTCTTTCAGTATCCTTTGAAGTATCTCCTACTTTTTTCATTGGAGCTGTAAATTTATCTTTCAAGCTAAGCAAGACATTAATGCTTTTAGCCATTATTGCTCCTTTCTATATCTTCCATATCCATTTCAAAACATGCTAAATAAAATGTTCTTTCCAATGGATCTAGTTCAAGTAGTGAGGATAATGTATGCCCCTTACGCATATAATAGCGGAACATAGTTAGTTCCCTGTCCGCCCCTATTGCTTTTTTACTTCGTCAACTGGATTTGCAATGCCATACATTTCTAAAATAGCTTCACCCAATGCAGTAATGTCCTCAACGCTATCATTTAATACTTTGTATACTACATCTGTAGGTTCTGCACACTCATATTTAGCTTGTAGCTCTTTGTTCTTAAATAATGGAACACATGCATAGATGAGTTGTACCATTGCATCCATTACCACAGATAAAGATGCATCTGCTTTGATTTCATCCATAATGCGTAATACAGTCGGTAGTGGTTGATGAATTACAGTTAATTCCCCACCTAATCCCTTAACATATACATCTTTGGATTGAAAACCCTCGTTCATGGTTCTATTTAGCAAATCTTCTAGTTGTACTTTAGCCATTATATTATCCTCCTAATGAAAAAATAAAAGGCGGTACACTCGCACCGCCTTATTAAAATTAAAGAATATAGTCTAGGTAGTTATAATCAGCAAATTTGAATGGATAACTTTCCTCTTGCACCTTTTTATTTTCAAATGCATGTGTCAATTCATCTAATGTAACCCCTGTTAATTCGATACGTTCAGCACCGTTTACATCTGGATCAGTTACTTTAGACACAATCTTAATGTCTGGAACACTACCATTTTTAATTTTGCCTGCAATTTTTTGTACAACTCGGCTATCAATTTTGTGAAGTACTAGCGTGCCAGCACCTTCAAAACCTACCAAGCGTTGATGAACTCCCATTTCTCCGTTAATGTCTACAGCTTCATATTTAAGAGAAATCTTAGCTTCAAAGCTTTTAACATTCGCAAATAGTTCACCGTCAATCCACACTTTACCAAACTGACCACGCAAAATTTGATTATGAATATCTTTATTGGCCATAATTTACCCCCTATTCCATTGTGATTTGGAAGGATAAATCTTCCATTGCATCAAGAATTTTAATTTTAGCAGCAAGGTATACTGTAGATTTGAAAGACATTTTTTTAACCTTATCTTCATCCCAGTCCTCTGCTTCTGTTTTGCCTACAGATAGCCAAGCTTGACGCTGATTTTCAACATCAACATAAGCATGATTATCATACTCTGGATCTAATACTTCGCCATTAACTACTTTAGTTAAAGATTTGAAATAAGAGTTTACGGAAGAAATAAATAGATATTGATTATCTAAGTGATTTTTATATTTGCCCACGTAGTATTTCTTAAACGTGGAATACAAATCTTCAAGAATTAGGTCCATAGACTCAACAATAATGATTTTACGCATATCTTCTGTATCAGTAGATGTGAATGTAGTCAATGTATTGACACCACGGCCCACACGCACCACATTATCTTCATCATCATTTATGAGGAGCAGCCACCCCTCATCGGTCCACTTATTTACATCTTTTTCACTTGTAATGTAGGAATTATCCACATAATCTAAATCTTCCAATTCGTAGTATGTAATACTACGGTTCATTGGTAGATTAGCCAAAATTGCTGTAATTCGTGGCAAATAATCTGTCATTTTTACATTTGTACCTGCTTCCGCATCAGCTTCATGTACATATTGACCTTTCATATTTACTACATGCTTATCATCAGCAACTGTAACATTTGCTACTACGCATTTAACTTTACGCCCTTTAGAAATAACATTACGGCTTTTAGTGTAAGATACTAAATCTGTTTGCCATTCTGCTACAGGAGTACAAGCCCAGTTGTATTTAATTCTATCTAAGATTGGTTTTACATCTGTAAATGCAGTTGTTTTTGTTGGTACATGTAATACCACTACTTTATTTACATTTGTATAGAAACAGCGCTTTAACAATTTAATAGTTTCAGCATTATATTTTTTATCTGTAATATCCGCTTCAAACTTAAAAACATCATAGCCTGCTGTTGTTTGTTTATCATCTTTAACAATGATCACCGCTGTGCCACGTTCAGAACGAAGCACTGCAGACACTGCCTTTTGAATAAAGACAATGTCAATATTTGGTAAGCCAATTGCCATGTTTTACCTCTTTCTGCTTAACAAAAAAGCACCCACAATTGTGGATGCTATATATCTTCTGTGGACTTTTGTAATTGTCCATTGACTGCCAACTCTTCCATGTATGGTTTTTCTTCTTCTGGTCTATTTTGATAAATTACAATATCAAAATTTGTAATATAGGACATATCTGCTTTGTTAATAGTTTCTACTATTTCATCTGCGGTAATGCTATACCCTTCAACTACTTGTATTGGATTACCCAACATTTCACGTAAGCTTTCACGTGCTTTCAATAAATTTAGGTATCCTATTTCACGTTTCTCATTGAAATAATAAATGTAGATATTTAAATTGTCCCCTCTAAGAATAGTCCCTATATCCTCATTTTTAAAATCTACTACTTCAATGAAAAATGAAGGTCTATCAAATCCCTCTGATATATCCCTATCATTAACATCACATCCCAGTAGCTCCCTGCATCTTACTGTTAGCGCTTTAATAATGTCTACTGCTGTAACCACTATCAACCTAACCCCTTTTCATCTAGCATTTTATCTACGAACTCTTCCGCCATAGATTGATATTCAGACGGAAATGCCTTTGCCGTTTTCCCCATGATATTTTTACCCCTTACAAATGCTTCCCCTGTATTGCCAACTATAAGCTTAGGTTTTCCTTGTGATTTATGGCCAAGCATTACATGTCCATGTTCAACTAACCATGCATGTGGTGCTGTATTTTTAACACGGACTTGCCACTCATCCTTGCCATATTTATATGCTCTATCACGTTTTAGCCCTTTTACAAGGTTCTTTGTCCCTTGCGTAGTACCTCTTTTATAGTTATTTCTGGCATTAGCTTTTAGCTTATTTCCAGCACGTTGCAAGAAGTTTTTTGTATCCTTTGGGAAGTCTTTATTTGCTAATTCCAATAATTCTTCCGTAAATTCACTTAGGCCTTCCGTTTCAATATCAACACTCATTAGATTACTACCTCTGTAAATATCTCTAACCGTTCTTTGTTAAGATACGGATCCATAACATATAAGATATTATACTTTTGACCTTCAATGATAAGCCACATATCTGGCTCAATATCATTTCTATATCTGCAAATAATCTTATGTGTGGTTCTAGCCAATGTGGTTTCAGCTGTTCTACCGCTTAATAGTCCACCTGTTTGTGGAATTACCCCACAAAACATGTTACCTAAAACGGTATCCACTATTGGATATTGTCCTAGTTCGTTCATTACATCAGATTTTCTATTAGCATGTATTTCTGCTTTATGTTGTAGAAGTGTGCTTAGCCTACCTTTTCTGTACATATTGGTACCCCTCCATTAAATTCATAGAGTACTTATCCAATATAGCTTGCGTAGTAGGATTAATAATTGCATTTTCTACTGCGGTATATGTTCGATTGTCATAAAACTCTCCACATAATGCCATTACTGCCATTGCCATATCATCATATTCATCTAGTGCTTCTTTTGATAAACCTGTATATGTAGCACAATATTCAATTGCAGCAGGTAGCACCATATCAAGAATAGGCTTACTTGCAGTGGTTACTTCCACACGTATATAGTTAGCTACAATTTCTATTGTCAGTTCACTAACTTTCATTGACTATTCCTCGTCTTTATTCGTATTTTCCCCTTTTTTTGTGTCTTTTACTTCTTCAATATATCCAGCGTTCAGTAAATCATTTATAATCTCCGCATCAGAAATCTCAATGATGCTGTTTTGTGAGGCAGATACTGCCCCACAAAAACTAACCAATACTTTATACATCATATATAATTCCTCCTATTATGCCATTGCTAGTACTGCAATGCGTTGCTCTTCAACAATTTTACCGTCAATTTCAACATATCCTGCAACACCTACTGCATATTGTGTAGCAAATCGTTCTTTTAAAATTGTAATTTCTGCACTTTCACTACTAAGCTTAGTAGAATATCCTTTGAGATCTGCAAATACCGCTACTTTAGCTTTTGTTGCAATTTTTGGCATATTATCAGACTCAAACACAGGACGGCCTAATAATGTATAACCAAAGCCATTTGTAATGTCTTTATTTAACAAGTACTCGCCTTGTGCATTTTTCAATTTTGCACATGCTTTAAATGTATCTGGGTTCATGATGAATACACCATTACCACGGAATTTTTGAGGAATTGTTAATTGCAAATTAATTAGATCATCCGCAGTTAATGCAGCCGCTGCACCAGCTGTTACTTGTTGTTTTGCTTGCAACAAACCTTGAATTTTAGCGGTGCCATTAAGCATTTCATTATCAAGGAATGTGGCAATAGCTTCTGCCACTTTTGTAATTACATAATTAACAATGTCAAAACCTACATTGTTAATCAAAGATTTGGATACTTTTGTAAGTACACCTACAACATTACCTTTCAATACTACAGATTTGAATTTATTAGTAGTACTTTCTAATTCTTGGAACTCACCCACATATGCGCATGTAGTTTTAGATGTAGCTTCATCTTCTACTGCAAAAACCAAATCACCTTTCACATCGTAGAAATCTGAATTTTCAAGGATAGGTGCAATGTTTTTAACAGTACTTACGATACGTTCAGCAATTGTAGTAGGGATTAATACACCATTATCCCCTTTTGCAAGATTTACATCTGAACGTGTTTCTGTATCAGAGAATGTGGTCTCACCATTACGCAAGAAGTTAGCGAACGCACGTTCTTCTGCCATTGCCATTGCTTTTTCATCTGTTTTAGCTGGTGTTTCATCATCAGATACAGACATTAAGGAGCGTTCTTCTTGTGCAAGTTTTAATGTTTTATCAATGTCTGCTACTTCTTTTTGTAGGCCTTCAAATTTTGTTGTTTCTTCTTCATTTAAAGCACGTGTTTCTTCGTCCGCTACTTTAACTAGATTATCCATTTGCATTACTAAATCATTACGTTTTTCAATCAATTTTTTGAAATTCTTCATATTACACTGTCCTCTTTTCTTGTAATAAAAAAGCACCCACACAAATGGATGCTAAGCTTTCATTTTATTTAAAATGTCATGATATTTTTCGTTGCTGGTTTCTTTCTTATCATCAGACTTACTACGTTTTTCAATATCATATTCTAATTTTCCTATTGCGCTTTCATTGGATCTACATTCTAGTAAATCTTCCTCCGCATCAGAACGCACACTAATAGAAGTTGCAATATATGCAGGATTAACGGATAAAATACTAACTTCGCTCAGCTCAATTTCTTTTAGTGTGCGAATTTCTGGCATATTTTCCTGTTTTTCCCATTCATCTTCTAGCTTCTTAAATCCAAAGGACCACCCTTTTAATTGTCTTTTCTCTGCTAGTTCTACCACTTCCGCATCAGTCACAGTTGCTTTTGCGTATAATCCTATGCTATCCTCACGCAATTCAAGTGAACCGTCCTTTTGGTCCCCTAAATTTTTGCGGTGATTAAAACGCAACTCTACATTATTATTCCGTTGTAATGCAGAATTAAATGCTCCTTGTGCTACTTTTTCAAGAAAATTACCTCTTACATCACGGATTGGCTTGCTCAATCGTTCTGTTACATTTACATAACCTTCAATATTGGCAGCGCCATTACGTACTTCAACTTTCACTATTCTCACCTCCTTTCTCTGCTTTTAATGTAGTCAAATCCCCAAATGCACCTGTATTTGGTGTGTAAACTTTCTTAGTTTTTGGATAATAGAATACATTCGCTAAATTCATGCTCACAAAATCAATACCCATTGGTGATAAATCTTCACGCTTGCGAATTTCATCAACATTAATCCAATTGCTTTCAAGTGCTGTTTTATAGGCATTGAAGCGTGTCAACATATCAGCTTTTAATAAATCGTTCATATCCAAGCTAAAATAGTAGCTTCCTTTTTCTGTTTCTAACAATAATGATCTATTAATAGCTTCAATGAAGCAGTTTACTATTGGCATTATCGTTGTTTTAACAAAAATATTAAACGCTTTCTCATCTATAAAAGTTTTGTCTGTAAATCCAAATATTTTATAAATTAAGTCCGCATTTGTCTGTTTACTTTCATTAAGTTGATTTTCTACCGCTGTGCTATCTGCACTTTCAAATGTAATCCCTTTATTCAGTACTATTACATCACTTGTTCCAAGCTTAGAAGTCATATATCTCCAAGCTTTTTTTAATGCTTCTAAGGCCTTTACAGTCAATCTTCCTTCTGATTTTAGGAAGCCTTTTCTTACCCCTTTACTGATTACTCCATTCTCATATACCAGTGCATTGTACATGCTAGAAATATGCATTGCATTATCATCTAATAACCCACGTCCGTGAACTCCGTCACTACAATTTCTTACTGCACTCATAATATTGAAGTTATTATAATAATTTCCGTCAACTAAATAATAGATTTGTCTATCAATCAGCTTTCCGTTATCTAATAAATTCACTCTATGTTTAGGTAAGTATTGTAATGACTCTGCATTATTCCCATTTTTGCCAATATAACAATAGCAAGCCCCCTCCATAATTAGATCATTAATCATGGCTTGCTTTGTTTCATATGCTCCAAGAATAGAATTAGTTTCTATGTTTAATAGTTTAATTCGTTCATCATCTAATATTTCTGCAATTGTATTTCCTTCACGTTTATACATCCTCACAGGAATACCAGCAATAATGCCAGATATAAGGAATAATGCACTTGCTACTGCTGGCACAGATAATGCTTGTTGTCTTGTAACTCGTGTAGTTGCATCATAGCTCGGAAGGTTTAAATCAATATCATCTGCAGTATCAATGAATGAGTTTTCGTTTAATACTTGCTCTTCCCTAACTTCATATCCAAATAAACTTTTAACCCAACTCAATTTCTCACCTCCTTTCTACATTTGTACTACCCAATCTAATGCGCTATTTAGCATGTAGTTTTGGTGTAATAGATACATAGCATTAATCCCTGCCACTACCATATCAACTTTGCCCCTCGATTTTTTCTTATTTACATACCTATTCATATTGGTATCATACACACATCGTGAGTTTTCAAAGTTGATTTCTAGTAATTTATTTCCTTTTTCATATACTAAATTGCCTTCTGCTACCAATTCTGCAAGCCACTTTGTCGCAGGGTGTAATACGCTAGAATGCTGTTTAATTTCTACCGTTGTATAACCTGCATCTTCTAGTTTCTGTGCAGTTGATAATGCATTGTACCTATCATAGCCAATACCTAACACAGTAACACCATACTTTGCTTCTACTGCCATTATGTACCGCTCAATAGCACCATAATCTACAGTACGATTACCACAGGCTATACAGTAAAGAGCGTTAATAAAATCTCTATATGGTATCCGTTCAAGTTTTGATTTCTCATCTATCCTATCTTCTGGAATAAAGGCTCTTGCATCAAAGTATACTTTTCCTTCATCCTCATCATATGACACCATAGACACGGCGCAGTTATCAGTAGTCATAGCCAAATCGACACCAAGAAATACTTCTCTACCGCTCCAGTCGATATGATCTACAGCACCTTTTTGTAAATCAGCAATGTTTACAAAACTTTCACTACCAGCACCGCTATAAATGATATTGCAATGTTTAGTAATGAAGTTTTCACGCTTGCTTTCAATTTCAATTGCCACTTGCCTTTTGGCTTTTAAATCATCCATGATTTCTGTTACTTCAATGGCCAATGGATTGCTTTGCTCTAATACTTCATCATTGGTTGCCCAACCTTTTGTATCGTCTGGCTCATATAGTAATGCAAATACTTTATCATCATCTACTGCTCCATTTAATACACGCTTAGCATAATCAACTTCATCCTCAAAAGGGTTATTTAAAGTTGGGTATTTAGTTGAGATTATAAAGCCTAATTTATTTAGTATTGTTAATTGACCAGAACGCATTGCTTCTATTGCATATGTATTTGGTAATGCTCCTGTTTCATCCACTAGAAATACACTTGGCAATTTACCGTCAAGGCGCCCTGTTGAATAGTTAAGTGGAATATATCTATTGTCCGTAATGTTGCAATGTATATAATCACGTAACATTTTAAATTTTTCTTTACCATTCATCTTGCCTAACATGGCAGGACTGCTACGCAATATTTCTTCTATAGCTGTTTTAATTTCACGTGATAATGAACCGTCTGGCGCTACAGAATAGAACTTAGAAAACTTAGGCTCCATGAAAAATAGCAAAATAAAAAGAATAGCAATTATAAATGTCTTGCCATTCTTTCTGCATATCTCAAGTATTGCGTTTTCATATCGTCTTTTGTCTTTATTGTTACGTTCAACTGTACATAATATTGCAGTTATAAAGAACCATTGGAACCCTGCCATAGCATCATATACTGTGATATTCGCCTTTAACCCCTTAGGCATTATTAATAATTTCAGTAGTTCTCCAATAGTTCGTACCTTATTATCATCAATAATGTACTGTCTATCCTTATTATTTGCAATATTTAAGAACTCTTTAACCTGTAATTTTACATACTTTGGTGCATTGATAGCCCCTTTTGCAACTTCCATTGCGTACTGATAGGCAGGATGTTTTTTATCCACTTAATACACCCCCTTGCAGTACGTTTAGCAACGGATCTTGTTCTTCTTCTTTTTGATTAGCTACAAGTACTCCAAGCTTCGCCCTAGATTGTGGAGATAGACACAATTCATCACATAATTTTAAATATGTTCTCACCAGCTTCTCTTGTGTTGCTACAAATTCTCTATCAATTGCAAGTGTTGGTCTTTTGGCCACACGCTTATTTGCAGTGTGTAACATATCAATAGCTACGCTCGCTTGAATGATTGTTTGTGTATCTAAACTGCTTAATACTTTAGCTTGCCTTAATGCATCAACAATAAAGTGAAATGCTTCTAGTTGTGTTTTAGTTAGATAGCTTGGCGGTTCTATTTCCGCATTATCAATAAACGCATTTTCTACAGCAATACGTTTTTCTTTTTCTGATTTTGTTAAGTGCTTCTTTGTAGTCCTTGCTGATACAGCTTTTCTCATGTGTCCATCTCCTTTCCTCTGCCTTGCAGCATCATTGTATAGTCCCTATATAAATAAATATATATTCACGTGCGCACGCATGTCCCATTAGGGAAAATTGTGTAAATTGTGGTGAGCAGTACGGTCTTGGACTTTTTTGCAAAAAATTTATTTTATGGTAGGGGGGGTACTAATTATTTTTTTCAAGTACTCCCTCTTATATTCTCCATGGTCTGCTTTGTAGTGATGCATCTTGCATAATGTAATCAAGTTCTTTTCATCAGTACGCTTCTTCCATGCTTCATGTAATGGCTCAATGTGATGTACATCTAAGCGTTGCCCTACACTAATATAATTATCTTCGTGCAAGCATAATCTACATAGATGCTTATCACGATCTAATATATTTCTTCTGCAGTCTTGCCATTCAACACTGCTTCTGAACTTTCGTTCTTTCTTTCTGCTATCAGATGCATTTGCATGCTCCTGCTTGTAGTTGCGCTTTGGTTTGTGTGGACATTCTCCTTCATGTATTCCTCCACAATAGCTACATGCTTTTAGCATTGTATCACCTCTACTTCAATACCATATTGCTATTACGCTTTAATTTGCCATGGGTTCTTCTACATAATCCACAATTAGTTTTTCTTGCATCATTAGTTGTAATGTAGCTTTGACATATCCCTTCATATTCAATTGTGTCTGCAGTACAGATGCCATATTTATTGTTAAGGCATCTATTTTTGTTACAACATATTCTAGTCATACATCATATCCCATTGCTCTACGATTAATTGCATATGCTTCATCATATGTTATACCTTCACGCTCTGCTACTTTATTTAAGCAATCATCTTTAGTTGGATATTGTCCACTGTGTGTATTAATATGGCATTGTGTGCAGAGTTGGATTAAGTTCTCCTTAATATCTCCGCCACCGCTCCCACGTGTATTAATATGATGTGGTTCTATATTTGTTCTTTGTCCGCATATTTCACAATATGGCTTACGAACATCTTGTATTGTTTTCTTGGATGTAATTCTTTTATGCTTCATTAATTACCCTTATAAACTAAAAAGGACCGCATCATACTGTGTTGTGCGACCTGTGTATGATGTAGTCCTTAATAGTGTGTAGTTTTTCTAGGAGGCTTGTTGAAAGTGTTCTCTTCATCCATGCCCACATATAGTATCCCATAAATCGATAGTCAAATACTATCAACCTTTTTATAAATTTCTTCAAAATTTCTAATTGCTCTCTTGTGCAAGTTGTGAATGTTTTGGACGGAACACTTTATTAACTCTGCTACCTTTTCCCATGTGTAGCCATTAATGTATCTATCAATCAGTACTGCCTTTTGCTTTGCGCTAGGTATTCCCTCAATTATAAATCTTGCTCTTTCCCTTTCCCTTAGAAATGCACTCCAATCTCTCATTAGTTCATCTGCTATTGCATCTATATTAGCTATCTTATCAGCAATGGTGATTGGTTGCCCTCCGCTTACAATATCCTTACTGTAATCGATTGCTTGTAAATACAGTATATCTTGCCGTAATCTAAATACTTCACGTTCCTTACGTTTGATATTTAAATCAGTATCACGTATCTGATTTAAATATTCCCTTCCTGTCATTATCTTCTATCTCCCTGTTAATGATACTAAGTTCGTTTCTATTTTTACTATGTTCCTTCGTTCCTCTACTACTAATTGCTTCTTCCATTCTTCCCATGTATATATCGGCATCCCTTTAGCAAGCGCAAAGGACCATTCTCCAATACAGCCTTTAGATGTTTGCCAGTCACCACATAGAACTAACACATCACACCTATTTAGCATTTCTAAGCATATCTTTAATCCTTTTGCATATTCGTCTGCAAAGTACACGGTACTAAAGTTATGAAGTGGTGATAGATATGTGTTGTTTCTATCATCTATTACTATATTCTTCATAATCTTATCTACTGCTTTTTTATTTGAGTCTTCTCCTCCAAATGGATGTGCTAAGTAAATTAATTTTCCTTTATTCATTATCTTCTCCTTCTTGTACTAGATCATTGATGTGAAATGTTTCTCCCTCAACCGCATCATCTTCTAATTCATCTTCCCATAGTTTCCCCTGCGCTCTTGTCCCTCGTACAAACATTTCAATTTCTTCTACTAATGGAATTAGCTTCTCTTGCGTGTCCTCCGCTATAGGTAGCCATGAAGTGCTTATTGTACATTCATCACCTTTTTTATTTGTAATTTCTAGTACATATTTTGCTGCAATAATCACCCTTGGTAATTCTTTATGCCACCTAAAATTAATTGATTTAATCTTCAGCCATTCCTCTTTAATGAATTTGAAAGCCTTAAATGTATCAATTACTACAATCCTTGCCTTTACATATGCTTCTAATATCTCTGGTCTAAATTCATCCTTTGTTATTAGTTGATATGTTTCAGTAACACCAGTGCTATTTGCTTTTTCATATTTAATTTTCTTTTTTTCTCCAAATGCAACACTTAGTATTTCCATTTTTATTTATTCCCTTTCTAATGCACAGCCATTATTGAATACTCTATGCCATGTTACTTGATTTACTATCCCCATTTCTCTACATCTATTACTGATACAATTAACTAGCTTCAATTGCTCTTCAAATGTAAATAGATTTGGGCGCTTCTCCTTATACCAATATGTATTTAATGCAATGCCCATATAACTTGCACATGCACTTTGACTTAAGTTGCAGTATCTTCGCCATTCTTTAATATTTTGACTTGCTTCATCAATTGATACTTTCCATCTATAATATGACATCGCATATTTCCTTTATTTGCAAAATTCCATTAAACTTGTTTGTGTTTTTACATCGCTTAACATT